AGGAATATTTTTGATTCCACTGGTTATCTTCTTTTCTAAAAACATAGTTAATTCCAGTTCCTAAAGAACCAACTACAAAGGCTTTTAATTTATTTAAATTTTCTTGTTTATCGATTATGTAACCAAAATTTTGAGACACATCAAAACCTGCACAAAATCCTGCTGTGGCTGCTGCAATTAAGTCTCCAGAAGAAAAAGATGAACCAGAAATTCCACTATAAAAAATAGCCTTATAAGAATCTATTTCCTCTTCAACATCCTTTTGGGATTTAGGAAATTCTAAAAATGGATTTATTATTTCTCCACAATAAAATGGTACATAATAATATTTAAAGTCAGAATAATTTTCTATTGATATTTTATCTAATAATAAATCATAATTTAATTTTTTAGAAAAAATATTATTTTTAAATTTTTCTATAGAATACCCATTAGAAAAATTAAACATTTTTAATTCTTTTCCTTGAAAATTATATGAAATTTTATTAAAATTATTAAACATTACTTTCCTTAAGTATCAGTTGATGATTCTAAAGCATCAGCTGCTAATTCAGATTTACTCAATATTCTTCCACCTTTATTTGTACCTGTTTCATGTTCTTGAAACACCAAAGTTAAAGCAGTGACCATTGGCCCACCATCTTCAAAAAATCTAGGAACATCTTGTGGTATTGGACTTTTATTTATATGTACAGATCTAAGTACACAAACTAATGGATCTGAAAGCCAAGAAGCACTTAAAAATTCAGTTGATCCTTCTCCTGCTACTGCCACTCTCCATAAATCTGGGGGAAATGTTCTTTCGGGTGTTGAAGTCGCCGCAGGATAGGAATTTGTTCTAAAATAATTACACATATCAGTTATAGTTCTAGACTCAAGTAAGCTTCTAGGAACTAAAACATATTCAAATATAAAAACTCTTCTAGCTTCATTTACTAATGTTAATTCGTTTGTATTTCCAAATCGTCTATATGTTGAAGTAGTAGCTGCCTTTTCTAAAGAATATAATGCTCTATCAACAAAGAACTTTTTATATAATGCTGGTCTTCCTCCAACTGTATTTAATTCATTTGCTTTTGATAATTGATTTCCACCAACAGTACCTGCCGTTGCATTATATTCGTGTTCAGTTTTAATTAAAAGTTCTTGCGGTAGAGGAAGTTGAATATATCCATCAGACCTAGAAACTATAGCATCTCTAGTTCTTTCTTTTGCTAAAACACTATATGGTGCATGATGGAATATTAACCAATATGGTATTTCTGTTAAATCGTCTTGTGGATATACAAAATTTGCCATTTTTTTTTCTTTAATATATATTTACATGGCATATAAGACAAAATTTACTCCACAAAACATAAAAAAATATGTTGGTAATTTGGATAAAATTTTTTGCAAATCTTTGTGGGAAAGAAAATTATGCAAGTATTTTGATTCACAAGAAAATATAATTAAGTGGTGTTACGAATGTATAAAAATACCTTACATATCTCCTGTTGATAATAAAAAACACAATTACTATCCTGATTTTTTAGTTCTTCTTAAAGAAAAAAATGGAAAAGAAAAAACTTTAATTGTTGAAGTAAAACCAGAAAAACAAACAGAAGCTCCAAAAAATATTAAAACTAAATCATATAAAAATGAAATGAAAACATTTTTAGTAAATGATGCTAAATGGAAAGCAGCTAAAAATCTTTGCGAGAATAACAGTTGGAATTTTAAAATACTAACAGAAAAAAATTTATTCAGATGAGCAATTCTATAGACACAATTAGATCATTAATAATAAATTCTGGAGGAATTCAAAGATCCAATAGATTTAATGTCATTGTATATACTCCTAGTGGAACAAATACAATGACTGCATTGGAAGTATCATTTGGCGGAAGACAAATAGATGTTGTTACGGATAGAATTGGTAGTACAGGATTGGGGAGAAGTATACCAATTGCACAATCGTATAATGATACTGGATTTTCACGGTCAATTACCCAATATCAATCAAATCTTCTTATAACATTTCCAATAGAACAAAATTGGTCAACATATTCTAAAATAGAAAATTGGATGAATCTTATAGTACAAGATGGATTAATACCATTTCCAAATTCTAGTATTTCATTTGCTAGATCATATAACGATTATGCAAGACCTGGATTAGTAGAAGTAGAATGTTTAGATATGAATGGGAATGCTAGAGGGCTATTTACATTTAGAGAAGCATATCCTATAAAATTAAATCCAATCACAATGAGTGCTAAAACAGGAGAACCAGCAAAGTTTGATGTATTTTTTGTTTTTAGATCATATGAATTTACAATACCAACTGGAGTTGGTATTAACGCGCAACAATCCCCAGCACTTCAAACACAGCCCGAATTTTAATATCAAATATATTTAAGATTTAAACTATGAAATTTCAAAGATCATATCCAAAGTATCAAACCGTTTTACCTTCAACTGGAGAAAAAATTTATTTTAGACCATTTTTAGTCTCTGATGAAAAATCTTTATTAATTATAAAAGAAGAAAAAAATTCATCTCTGATAATTAAAAATGTTTTAGAATTGATTGAAAAATGTTTTGATGGTATTAATAAAGAAAAAATAACATTACAAGATATGGAATATCTTTTTTGTTCACTCAGATCAAAATCAATAGGTGAAATTGTAAAAACTAATTTTACATGTCCTATAACACAAGAAAAAATTAGAACTAGTTTAGATTTATCTAATTTATTTTTAAAAGAGGGTAAAACATCCTTCGAATTGCAATTAGATGATAATTTAAAAATAAAATTTGAATCTCCAACTATAGTTAAAATACTTTTAATAGATGGAAAATTTGATATGGATCATTTTATAAAATGTTCGATATCACAAATTCAAAAAGAACATTCAATTTATAACTTTGAAGATTTGAGTAGTTCTGATATAGAAGAAATTTTTTCTTTATTTACTAAAAAAGAATACAATGAAATAAAAAAATTTATTAATGATTTACCTAAAGTTTGTGCAGATGTAAAATACATCACAGCAGATGGAGTAGAAAGAACACTCAGATTGGACGGAGTACTTAATTTTTTTACTTTAATTTAAATCATATAGATTTATTAGTTTATTACAAGATGAATTTCTTTTTATGTTCTAATAAAATTCTTTCTGTAGATGAACTTGAAAGTATGTTTCCGTGGGAAAGAGATATTTATTTCAATCAGTATAAAAATAAATTAGAAGAGGACGCAGAAAATGCCAGAAACAGAAATGTTTTCTAACGAAGAAGAAACACCAAAAGATAATCGTTCTACTGAAATGATGGATGAAAAAAAAGAAGTTTTTTCATCGGCAAATTACTCTTCTATTATTGATGATGATGAAAAAAATTCATCTATCGAAATTGTTCAAGAAAAAGAATCAATAACAATACCAGAAAAAAAAGATTCTTTACCAGAAGAAAATTCTAATCAAAGTACCGAAAAAGAAAAAAGTCCAGAAGGACCATCATCAGAAAATTTAACAAACAAACAAACTCTTAAGCCAGTTAGTTTTCCGACAGATTCATTGACTCCAAACAATGAAAATGATATACCAGAGCAAAAACAAGCAGAAGAAAACTCTGAAAATTTTATGTTATCTGATGTGGTAAAAGATAATACAGAAGCAAATGAATTATCCACAATATTAAATGAAACACAAGCTTTAACTAATGTACAAAAAGATGTAATAATAGAAAGAATAGATTCTATAGAAAAGATGCAAACGGAATCTAGTGGTGTTTCTGATTTTGATACACGATTAAATACTATGGCAGGAACTGTTATGGATTTTGATGACGGTGGTATAATAGATGTAAATAGCGGCCATATTTCTGATTTAAAATATTTTATGGATGAAATAAAAAGTCCTCCTGAGTGGAGGACTTAATATCTAATATTTAAAAAAATATTAGTCTTCTTTAGCCAGTCGCTTGAAGTACTCAAGCGCATCTTCATCCTCGTCAGGCTTTGGAGCCTTACGAGCAGCAGCAGCCTCAACATCGTCCTCATCTTCCGCTCTCTTTGCGGCAGGGGCAACGCTGCGAATGTCGCCACCGAGAACATCATTGAGCTTCTTCTTGAGTTCGTCATATGACTTGAACTCACCAGGAGCAACAAAGTCCTGAAGCTTGTAAAGAGTCTTCCAGAGCTTTTCTAGCTTCTCATCATCGCCCTTGTAGAGTTCGCTAGCACCATCAAACTCAGACTTATCGTAGTTGGTGTAACCAGCAACCTTACGAATCTTTAGCTTGAAGTTAGCACCCTTCCAGAAGTCGAATGGGTTGATGGCTTCTTCGTCTTTGAACTGAGGCTGCATGGCCTCCTGGACCTTCTGGAAGATCTTAGTCCCGTACTTGAAGAGGAACACCTTACCTTCGTTCTGGGGGTTGGAGGGATCGCTAACAACCAGAATGTTGCTGATATAGGTTAGCTTACGCTTACGGGTACGAGCAAGATCCTTATCCTTCTCAACTCCGCTATTCCAGAGTTCACTGTTGGCTTCGCAGATCGGACACTTCTGGCCGATGGTGGTCGGGCAGTTATCGATTAGCCAGCCACCCTTGCCCTGAAAGCCGTGTGAGTAGACCTTGGCCCACGGAACATCTTCACCTTCACACGCAGGCAGGAAGCGAATAACGGCATAGCCATTGCCAGCCTTATCAACTTCCGGTCGCCAGAACCGATCATCCTTGTAATCGGCAGTCTTGTTTAGGTCTTCGATCTTCTTGGTTAGATCTTCAATGCTTGACTTCGAACGCTTCTTAAAATCGCTAAATGACATATAGTCTCCTTATATTAACCCAAGGAACTCCCTTGGCCGATGGTGTAGTATACCAAAGATTGGTGTTTAGTCAAAAAGGAAGTTTGGCCTTTTTGGGTAATAGATGCAGATCTCTACCCTCTTCGACTAGTTTTTCGATTATTGGTTTTGTTAAAAGCTTGGATGCGCCCTGCGGTTCCATATTGTAATCTTCACACAATTTCAATATGGCATCCATATAAGTTGAATTGTGTTTAGAAACATATTCTATTACAAGCTTCGAAAATTCGTTTTTAAATGTTGGTTCTATTAGCATAATGAATACCCTATATAGTTAAGTTAAATTGGAGAAAATATGGCCGTAAATGACGCAAATTTGCAGATTAATGTTGCTGGTGGAGCTACTGCTACCATTTCCACAGATTTTGTTATTGATTCTTACGGGGCTACTTCTCATGTTCAGCTCTTTAAATTAGTCTGGGGAAATACTAGTGATGCAAACAGAATCACTACATCAAATCCTTTACCAGCATACTTAGCATCTACTGGCGTTACTTTAAATACTAATGCTAGTATTAGTGGTGGTGGTACTGGTGGTTCAGTACCAGTTGTAAATTATACTGGAACTTCACTAAAAGTAAATGGTTCTGGTCTAAATAGCGCAGTTATTACCCAGGATCAAGCCGGGAACACTTTACTGACTGATATACTTGCTGACACTGCAAATATGGACAGCAAATTAACCAGTGGCGATTTTATAATCAAAACAATAGCTGTTGGCCCAACTGGAGCTACTAGCGGATCTTATGTAAGACTATTTGATCCAACAACCAATCTAATTGCCGGGGTTTCAAATGGTGGTGGCAGTCCAGCATTAATGGTCCAGGTTCTTGGTGCTCCTATCACTCTAACAGCAAATGTAAATCCTGCTGTTGCTGTTTATAACTCTGCTACTGGTCCTGTTTATATTCAGGGTTCTACTGGTTCTCCTGTTAGCATTACTGGCGTAACATTAGAATCGTTATTAACTACTATAAACACATCTGGTATTTCTGGAGCAACATTTACATCCAGAATTCCGGTAATAGAAACTTTGCTTACTGCTGGAACTGCAAAGGTAACAGTAAATTCTGAAACTTTACCTAGTTCACTCTTGACTGGTTTATTTAATGCAACTACTACTGCTACTGGCATGTATCCAACAGGATTTACATGCTCAAAGGGAGTAAATGTAAAATCATATCCCACAAACACACAATATGTGTTCATCGGTGAATCTGGATTTACTTATGGATATCCTCTTGATGCAGGAGAAGAAATATTCCTAGAAATTTCAAATATGAATAAACTATTTGCCAAGAGCGGTGGTGGTAGCACTGTTCAGAGTATTTACTTCATAGCAAGATAAGATGGCAAAAAATAGTAACATTGTTCTTACTAAGACTTTTAGTTCTTATGGTATTAATATAGTTAATACCTATTCTGATTTTGATCTTATTGGAAAAGAACTAATATCAAGTCCGCTTGTTTATTTTTATAATTCGTTTGGTAAAGCAATATTTGATTATTCTGGAACGGTAAATACGGACGATTTAGATCTTTTAGAACTTTTTTTACAGGGAATAACAAATGGAAACACTTTTTCTGTTTCTAATGGTTACTATGTAAAAGAACAAGACGGAATAACCTCAAACATAAATGGAATTTATCAGTTTGACGGTGCTACTGGAAACAATATAATTCTAACTACTGTTATTTCTGCTACTGGTATAAATAATGCGGAATACAGATATGAAAACGAATATTTTACAAATCCACCAAAGCTTGATCTAAATACTGGATTTACCGGGGATATAGCTTATATAATTAAATCAGTAACTAATAAAGGAGAAATAGT